GGCCTTGCGCGAGGCCGATAGCCCCCACCCCAACCCCTCCCCGGAAGGGGAGGGGCTTCAAAACTTTACGTCCGCTACCGGTCGTTAGCTGTCATTGCATCCAGATCGGCACGGAAGGACGGGAACGAGACGGAGACGCCCTCACCCAGCTTCGCCTGGCGAGCAAGCTCGCAAGGCTACGCAACCCTTTCCCCAAGGGGAGAGGGGATTTTGCAGGAGAACATCATGAACTGGTTTGGCCGCAAGGCGGCGCAGGGTGCTGCGCGGCCCGCTTTGTCGCGGGTGTATGGGACGTGGTCGGCGCCCGCGCCGCTGTCGTTCGAGGCGCAGGTGCGCGAGGGGTATCTTGCCAATGCGATCGTGCAGCGGGCGGTGCGTCTGGTCGCCGAGGCCGCGGGCAGCGCGCCTTTGGTCGCGAGCGATCCGGCGCTGGCGGCGCTCGTCGCCGCGCCGTCGGGCGGACAGGGGCTGGTCGAGACGCTGGCGTCGCAGCTGCTGTTGCACGGCAATGGCTATGTGCAGATTTTGACCGACGGGGCGGGAGCGCCGGCCGAGCTGTTCGCGCTGCGCCCCGAGCGGGTGACGGTCGAGGCGGATAGCCGCGGGTGGCCGGTGGCCTATCGTTACAAGGCGGGGGGTAGCGCAGCGGTGCTGCCGGCCGAGGATAGCGCGGGGCGGGTCGCGGTGGTGCATGTGAAGGCGCTGCATCCATTGGACGATCATTATGGCGCGGGGTGCCTGGGCGCCGCGGCGGGGGCGATCGCGGCGCATAATGCGGCGGCGCGGTGGAATGCCGCGTTGCTGGGCAATGCGGCGCGGCCTTCGGGGGCGCTGGTGCATGATCCGGGCGACAAGGGCATGCCGCTGTCGGCCGAGCAGGTCGACCGGCTGCGCGAGGAGCTGGCCGAGAGCTTTGCGGGCGGGGCGAATGCGGGGCGGCCGTTGCTGCTCGAAGGCGGGCTCAAGTGGCAGGCGCTGAGTTTGACGCCCGCCGAGATGGATTTTCTGGCGCTGAAGGATTCGAGCGCGCGCGAGATTGCCATGGCGTTCGGGGTGCCGCCGATGCTGCTCGGGCTGCCCGGCGATGCGACCTATGCCAATTATCGCGAGGCCAATCGCGCGCTGTGGCGGCTGACGGTGCTGCCGCTGTGCGCGAAGATATTGGGGGCGATTTCGCAGGCGCTGGGCGGCTGGTTCGATCGCGCGGAGCTGCGCGTCGATCTGGATAAGGTGCCGGCGCTGGCCGAGGACCGGATGGCGCTGTGGCGCGAGGTGTCGGCGGCCGACTGGCTGACCGCGGACGAGAAGAAGGCGCTGCTGGGGCTCGCCTGAACGGAGACAAGCGACATGGATGAGGAAGAGGCGCTGGCGCGGCTGATCGCGCTGGCGGGGACGCACGCGCCCGACGCGGCTTTGCTGCGCGCGGTCGTCGAGGAAGCGAGCGAGTTGGGCGCGCGGCGCGCGCTGGCGCGGCTGGGACTCGCCGACGAGGCCGCGCGCGGCGATGTGAGCGATCTGCGGCAACTGCTCGGCGCGTGGCGCGATGCAAAGGCGAGCGCGTGGAAGGCGGCGGTCGACTGGGCGGTGCGGTGCGGGCTGGCGTTGCTGGTCGTCGGGCTGGCGATGAAGCTGGGGCTGCCGGGGCTTTTGAAGTGACGGTCGGAACGAAACAGGCCCTCCCCCGACCCCTCCCGCAAGCGGGAGGAGAGACCAGATTCGCTGGTTATGCTTCGGTGTTCGATCGGGTCGATCGTGGCGGCGATGTGGTGCGGGCCGGCGCTTTTTCCGCCAGCCTGAAGGCTGGGCGGGCGGTGCCTTTGCTGTGGCAGCATCGGCCGGGCGCCGTGGTCGGCGTCATCGAGACATTGGCCGAGGATGCGCGCGGGCTGCGCGTGGTGGCGCGGGTCACGCATCCGACGGCGGCGGCGCTGGTTGCGCGCGGGGCGCTGACGGGATTGTCCTTTGGCTATCGGGTGACGGCGGCGCGCGGGGAGAATCCGCGCGAGCTGACGGCGCTCGACCTGGCGGAAGTGAGTCTGGTGGCGGCGCCGATGCAGCCGCTGGCGCGGGTGATTGCGGTGGATATGGTGAAGGAGTGACAAGCATGGACGATATGGAAGTGAAGGCCGATGCGCTCGATGGGGCGTTCGATGCAGTGCTGGCGGCCGAGGCGGTCGATGAGCTGAAGGCGTCGGTGGCGGCGCTGCAGCGCCAAGTCGACGCGCAGACGGTAGCGGCGTCGCGGCTGCCGCTCGACGGGGCGAAAGCGGCCGATCCGGCGCGCGATGCCTTTGTCGAACGCTACCTGCGGCGCGGGATCGATGCCGGGGTCGAGATGAAGAGCCTGTCGGGGGCGTCGGGCGGCGAGGGCGGTTTTGCCGTGCCGCGCGAGATCGACGGCAGCATCGCGGCAACGCTCAAGACGCTGTCGCCGATCAGGTCGATCGCGACGGTCGTGCAGACGGGGACGAGCGGCTATCGCAAGCTGGTCGCGACGGGATCGATGGGGACGGGCTGGGTCGGCGAGACCGCGACGCGGCCCGAGACCGCGACGCGCAGCTTTGCCGAGATCGTGCCGCCGACGGGCGAGCTTTACGCCAATCCGGCGGCGAGCCAGGCGATGCTCGACGATGCGATGTTCAATGTCGAAGACTGGCTGGCCGAGCAGCTCGGCCGCGAGTTCGCGGTGGCCGAGGGCTCGGCCTTCGTGAACGGCAACGGGACGAACCGGCCGAAGGGCTTCCTGACCTATACGGCGACGAACGAGGTCGACAGCGTGCGCGCTTTCGGGTCGCTGCAGTATCTCGCGACGGGGACGGCGGGCGCCTTTCCGGCATCGAACCCGCAGGACAGACTGGTCGAGCTCGTCCATTCGCTGAAGGCGCCGTACCGGCAGGGGGCGTGCTGGGTGATGAATTCGGACACGCTGTCGCGCATCCGCAAGTTCAAGACGACCGACGGCGCCTTTATCTGGCAGCCGGGGATGGTCGAGGGACAGGCGGCGACGCTGCTGGGATATCCGGTGGTCGAGGCCGAGGACATGCCCGACGTCGGGGCGAACAGCCTGTCGGTCGCCTTCGGCAACTTCGCCGCCGGATATCTGATCGCCGACCGCGGCGAGACCCGCATCCTGCGCGACCCGTTCAGCAACAAGCCTTTTGTGCATTTCTATGCAACCAAAAGGGTGGGCGGTGCGATCATCGATTCGCAGGCCATCAAATTGCTGAAGTTCGCCGCCAGCTAAGCAGCGCTGGTGCGCGATGGGCGCCCGGCCCTGGGTTCCCTTCCCTTTCGGGTCAGGGCCGGGCGTCAACAGCCTGCACCGGACTTTCGCCCAGGGCGGCCTGCAAATAACGACTTTTCGGACTTCCGGTGCTCACGTGCAGAAGCACGCTGCGCTCCGGCTTCCGAAAATTCGTCATTTTCGGCTCACCCTGAACGAAAGCCCGGCACAGGCTCTCCTCTGAAATTTTTCCGGAAAGGATGGCGCTGCCATGCCGACCCCCTTTTTCGCCGATCTGGTGCGCGAGCTGTGCCAGGAGGGCGGGACCGGGCCACTGACGCCGACCGGCGCGGTGCCCGGCCATCGCCGCTTCGCCGGCAACGTACCGATCGACACGCCGTTTCATTATGCCATCGCGGGGGTCGTCCACGAAGGCCAGTGGGAGGCGGGGCTCGGCCGGATCGACACGAGCGGCCGGCTGGTCCGCGATACGGTCGCGGCGTCGTCGAACGGCGGCGCGCTCGTCGACTTTGCGCCCGGGCTGAAAACGCTGGCGCTGACCGTCGGGGCGGGATGGTTCGCCGCGACCGATGCGGCCGGTGAAGCGCTCGGTACGCTGGTTGCCGCCAAGCAGCCGATCTCGACCAGCCACGATGCCGTTGCGACCGGACTGGCGGACGATCTGGTTACGGTTCGGCGCAGCGGCGGCTGGGTCAATCTTCCGCTCGCCGCGCTGACATACAAAAATGCCGCCGGGGCCTATGTCGCCGGTGGGGCGCTTTCCTGTTCCAGCGGCACGGCGGCAGCGCCCGCGATCGGTTTCGGGTCGAGCCCGG